TTTCTTTCTCACTTTTTGCGGGCATGTCAGTCTCCATCGGTTGGGTCCAGAATGCCGCCGATCAGGGCGGCTAGAACTAGAGCGAAGCAGAGTGTGAGGGTGATGGTCACGCCGCCCTGGCCCAGCGCCGCTCCTCATCGAGGATGACTTTTTCACACAATTCCATGACCTCGGCGTGTGTGCGGCCGGGCTCGTCGTTCCAACGCACAAGGCCGTTCGGTGTGTACTTCTCGAATGCTTGTCTGAGTTTCATTGCGGGCCAGGGGACCGCTTTGTTGTAGGGGACCGCCCAGGTGATTGCCTGAGCAAGACATACCCCCACCCTTCCGTTCTCGGGGTGGTACCAATTGCGTGGGTCGCGCAGCAGGTTCTTGACCCGGTGTGCTGCCATCAGTTCTGGGCTCAGTGGTCGCATGTCACTTCCCTTTCTTGTCCGTGTCCAGATGCGCGAGCACCATCCGCGCCTCGTTGAAGCGCGCGAGCGTGTTCTTGTCCTGCATGAACTTGCCTTGCAGCCCGCCCTTGTAGGGATGCGAGCAGACGTTCTCGCCGCTGATGACGCAGCGTTCGGCATTGCAGGCGATCGGGCAACTGACCGAGTTGAAGCCGTCGAGCCAGCCCTCCCCTCTTACGAGCACCGGAGGGTCCGCAGAGATATGGCCCGGCTTCAGAAATTCGCGCTTGCGATGCTTTTTCCGCCGCTTGTACTTGCGCTTGGGCTTCGGCTCTGCCGGCGGCTCGACCAATTCACCGCCCAACAATTCGATCCCCATTACGCGGCCTCCTCTTGATAGCCGGAAATCAGCCGGGTCAACTGCTCAAACTCCCGGCGCGCTTCCGGCTCGTTCTGCGTGAGCCGCTGCGCCCATTGCTGGTTGGCCATGAGCTCATTGAGCCGGGCCTGCGCGGTTTGTGCGGTGGTCATGAACTCACCTCCTTGCTTGCCTTGGACGAACACATCTTCGTTGCTGCCCGAGCCGACCTTGCGAAACATTTCCATCACGCGAGCGTAGCCGACGACCTTCTCGAGCGCGGCAACGTCCTCGGCTGTGACTTTCAGCTTCTGGGCGCCCTGCACCGCGGTCTGCCGGTTGAACTCGTACTGATTGCCCCAATCCTTCTGAAGCTGTGCCTTCTCCTCGGTGAGCTTCGCAGCCGCCTGCTCATTCTCAATCTTTTGCTTTTGCTCCATGTAGCCCGCAAACCCTTGGGCGAGTGCGGCGGCGCTGGTCGTCGGCAGATGCATTTCAAATGCCTTCTCGCGCATGAAATCGGCAAAGGACGCATCAATGTCGCTGCCATCGGCGAACTTCACCTTCGAGAAGTCATAGCCTGACTTGTCGATCGGCTTGCCAAACCGCTGATAGATGGCGTTCCAGCCGGCCTCGTCGTTCACGTCTGCCGGGAGCCGAAGCAATTGCTGCGGCGGCACGCCGAGATACTTCTCGGCTTCCATATGACCCTTGGCCGCGAACGCGAACGCCTTCGCCGGGTCGGAGAGGTCATAGCCCTTCTTGAGCGAATAGCTCTTGATGTCGTTATCGAGGCTTTGATGCCAAGGCACCTGAGGCACCTGGGGCACCGAGGTCTGTACCTTGGTGATGTCGGCGGGCGGCGCCGGCGGCGTGATCCCCCCGGTCATCGTGTTGATCGTATGCACGTCAGTCATCGTCTAATTCTCCTTCTCTTGCAGGCACAATAGCTCCAAAGAGCTCGGCCAATTGTTCCGGCATCAGGTTGAGGTGATGCTGGATGCGCAGGTACACCTCCCTGCGCCCTTCAAGCACGGCATGGATGCGCGCATCGGCATGAAAGCAGCTATCCTCTGCACGGCAGAAGCGTTTTAGATCCTCCAGCACCCGCTCGGCGCCGGCCGCCCCGAATGCCGTCTGATAGGCCGCCTTGCGCTCGCGCAGGAATTCGAGCGTTTCGTCCTTGCTCGCCATCAATCACCTGGGAAACAATCGTCCGCCGCCACCTCCAATGAACGGCGATAGTGCGCGCCAGCACAGGAGGATCACGATCAGCACCACGATCACCCATAGGATATTCAGGACCATCGGCGGGATTTCGAGCCCGAGCTTCCCGAGCACCCAGATGACCAGATAGACCAACGCCACCAACAGGCAGATGTAGATCAACAGATAGATGACGTTCTCAACCATGGGACATCCTCCTCAAGGCACCGCCGGTTGCTGTTGCGGTCCCATGCCGGCCTCCGCCTGGGCCACCTGTGCCTTCATCATTGCGGCCTGTGCCGGCGCTGCCTGGATCTGCTCCTGCCGCGCCGCCGCCTGCGCACGCCCCTTGCGCTTGGCCTGCACTTGGTCGTCGTCCGCGACCCACCGTTCCGGCACGCCGAAGATCGCCGCGGTTTCCGGCAGCGCGGCATCGAAGTCGATCCGGTCCATGGTCGACGGATCGCCGGTCGCGTGCGCGTACTCGATCGCCTTGTCGGCCCAACGATAGAACCCGGACGCCTCGCCGGCCTTCTGCGCCTTCGCCAGCGGCGAGGTATATTCGACCGAATACTCGCCCTGGGCTTCCTGCAGGCGCGGCGGCATCGGCGGCAGCAACCGCAGCCGCGAGAGGATGTCGAGCTCGCGATCGATCATCGGCCCGAGGTATTCCGATTGCTGGCGGCCGATCGTCGGCGCGAGCAGGATGCCCTTCTCGTTGACGCGCTCGATCACCTCGGTCGCCGTCATCTGCGGCGTCTCCGTGAGGATCTGAAACAATGTGACAAGAAACGTGTCATTGATGATGGCGCGCTCCATATCCATCATCTTTTCGTTGATCTGGATGTTGCCGCTCGGCAGCACATGCACCAGCGGCCGGCCATCCGCGGTGACGCCGCCCTTGTTCACGGCGCCCGGCCGCAAGTCCATGCCCACGATACCGTCGTCGGCGGTCAACAGCACCGGATCGGCCGCGCGATGTCCCGACTTGAGGAACACCGCCTTCTGCGCGTTGAGCGTCTTGAGCGACGGGAGCACCATCTGCGCCGGCCCGCGCCCGTACACCTCTAGCGGCGTTTGGTCGTAGCGCGCGACGGCATAGGGAAACACCCGATAGCCGCCGCCCGGCTGCATCAGGCATGTGCCCTCGATTGAGACGTAGTGACTTTCAAACGGCAACCCGCGCGCATCGAGCCGGCTCGGATCGTAGTCCTTTCCGCGCGGCCGGATGCAATGCAGGAAGTTGTAGAGATATTGGCTATGCTGTTGCAGCGCCGGGTGAAGCTGCGCCGGCAAGGCGGCCATGCCCCACCGCTGCACCGCCTGATAAGCCGTCATGCGGAACCAGCGGATGATGCGATCGACTTGCCCCTGATGGTTCTCGCCGAAGAACGTCTCGCCGAGCGGCACCGCCTTGTAGCGGATACCAAGCTGGCCGCCGTAATGACTGCCGTCGAAGGCATCGATGAACATGGTGGCATTGCCGAACGCGCCGAGCGATTGGAAGTTGGAATTGTTCTGGCCGCTGAAATTAGCCATCGGCGTATAGCGAAACTTGAACAGGATCTTGGTCGCCTGCTCGAACCACAGCCGCGACGCCCGGTCCTTCATCACATAGTCGTTGTTGGCGGTGAGTTGGTGCCATGTCTGATTGCGCGGTGTGAGCAGCGAGTCGCAGATTGCAGCGAACCGATGCAAGGCGAGCATGCCGCTGGCGTCGATTTGCTGTTGCGCCTTCTTCTGCCCCGGCCACGAGAAGTTGTTATAGAAGAAAGTGTTGCGCGAAGTCGGCATGATGAGTTGCGCGGCTTCCTCCCACTGCCCGGCAAACTGCGTGCGCCATGACGTGTATTGCGCAAACTCCTGCAGGATGTCGCGCACCACCTCGCGCTCGGCCTCGCTGATCGAGCGCGGAATGCCGGTGATGGCATTCTCCATCGTGTAGTTAGTGGAGAGTGAGGCGGCGGGCATCGGGATCGCTCGGGTTCATGGTCGGGTCGAGCCGCTGATCGGCGGTCACCCATTTACGCGCCGCGATGAAAAGCTGGCGCCGATCGTCGTCCGATAGCTTCATTCGATCGGCGAGCCTGCGGAATGATTGCTCCAGGTGGCGCGTGTTGCGGAAGATCACGACATTTGTCGTCGGCTCCTCCCAATCGTCCCACACCACGTCGGCGACGATGCGCCCGTATTTGTTGATCTTTCCGTGCGAGCAAATGAAGGGCGGCGTGATGCTTTGGAAGCCGGGGAAAATCAGGTGCAGCAACGCCGGCATCGCCAGATCGAACGAATGTGCCAGCACCGAAAGCACCACCATGCCAAGCGGCTCGTAGCGTGTCGCCTCGATCGCGCGCGCCTGCCATGTCTGGCGAAGCTCGTCGGCGTGCAGCGTCCAAAGCCTATCTTCAGTATCCAAGCGGGGTACTCCCGCGGCTGCGGCCGGCGAGCCCCAACATCGAGGGCGCCCCCATCGGGTTCACCGCGTCCTGCATCTGTTCGAGCATGAGCCGCCGACGCCGCTGCTCTGCCGTTTCCTCTTGAACCTGCTTGCCAAGCATGTCGCCAAGCCCAAGGTCACCGACAAGCGACTGTGCCCCAGGCGTCAGCGAAAGGCTTTGCTGTTGGTTCCGCAGCGGCATTGCATCACCTTGAAAAAGAGGGCGGGATCGAAACGGGTCCGAAACGACCCCGCCCCAAGTAGCGGGCTAGTGTCACTCCGGTTAGGGAGCAGCGCGCGAGAGGATATGGAGATTTGGGCGGCGCTCAACGCACCGGGAATTATGGGTCAGTCAATAGGGTTTGCTTCGTTTGCTTCGTTTGCTTCGTTTGCTTCGAAGCAGGGGGTCAGGCGTCGCCGGTGGCGAACAGATCGAAGTCGACGCCGTGCGCCAGCACCCGCTCGCGCTCCACCCGCCCGGCGCCGGCGCCCAACGGCACCGCACGCGAAAACCGCTTCATCATCACCGCAACCCGCACCGCCGAAATGATGTCGTCCTTGATCTTCACGATCTGCCCGTTCTTGCGGTGGTAGAACCGATATTCCTCAAAGAACTCCGTGAGTTGGGCCGCCACCTTGAAACGCCCCGTACGCATGCGCTCATCGAGCTCGAAGATCCCCGCCTCCGTCGACATGCCGCCGTCCGGCCATGTCGCATGCTCGTGCAGCATCCACAGCCCTTGCTTCTTGTAATGCGCCGCCAACGGCTCCCCGGTGCCCTTCTCGCGATCGGCCGCATCCTTCGGATAGGCCACCGGCGCCCCGCCGGCCACCTTCTTGATCCGCTCGCAATGCACGATCGGCAAGGCATCGACCATGCGGAAACAATGGTGCAGATGCAGCACGTCGTTGTCTTTGTCCCAAATCAGCAACGCCGCCCCGAACGGGTGTCCGATGCCGGGATCGATCCCCCATATCTTCGTCCAATAGGCCGGGATGTGCTCGATCGGCGGCTCGATGATCGACCCCTCGGTGGCGGTGAAAACGCGCCCGCTCCCGAGCATCGGGATGCCCTTCGCCCGCGCCTCGCGCTCATGCGGCAGATAGCCGGCCTCGATCTTCGCCTTGTCGGCCGCCGATATGTGCCCCTCAACCGGGATGTCGTCCAACGTCATCGACACCACGACGCGATCCGCTGACGGCTCGTCCGTGTAGCGCAGCACGACCGCGGTCGGCCCGTTGATCGGCGTGAACGTCATCCACGAAATCCCGCCGCGCTCGCCGATGCGCGTAATCCCCTCCGAATACACATCGAGCTCGGGTTCCTCATCGAACCAGATCCAATCCAGGCCCTCGCCCTGGAACTTCTGCCGCCCCTGCTCATACGACTTGAACACGATGGTCGACACGCCGCCCGACACATGTTTCACGTGAAGCGTGTCGAAAACGTCGGGGATGCCGCGCCCGAGCGTCGGCTTGTCCTCGAACTTGTCCTTGGGGATCATTCCGGTGCCGAACTCGCGCTCGACGCCCGGCGGCCCGCACAGCTTCGCCTGACACACGTCGCGCACCGCCTGC